TTGTTTTGCTTTACAAACATATTGTAAACGTTAAATTGAAATAGGTCATCTAGGCTACCTAATCCCCATTGCAAAGCATAGGTGGCTTTTTTTACCTTCTAGGCTTAATTTCAGCTACAGCTAACTCTACTTCTTTAAGCCTATGAAAAACTTCTTTCATATCATCGTGCATATTATCAATTTTATCTGTTAATAATTCTATTGCTGTTGTATTCCTTACTAAGTCATCTCTAGACTGCCTACCTCTGTAAGATACAGAACCGACTGAAACAAAACAGGCAGTCATCATAGCCCCACCTACTGCTGCTATAACCTCTACCATTATCTTTAGTTTATGTCTATATTTATAATAACCTAACTAGGTAACTATGGAAGAAAAAGAAAAAGAAGGTATTGAATGGGGTGAAATATTCGGTCACGCTATCCGATTTCTGATTTTGACTTGGAGTTTATCAATGATGACCCTCGGATACATGGGTAAGGTAAGAATTGATGGAGCCTTTACCGCTGGTCTGGTGAGTGGGGTGCTAGGTTCGTACGGAATATCAGTTGGAAATAAGAAAAGTGGCGTAAACAACAGTAATAACGCTAAATTAATAGATAATAAGGTTACTAAATAGTAATTTATGAAAAATTTATTTGCTTTACTGCTTTTTACGGTCTCTACACCTGTTTTAGCAGATTTAAGCCATAGCATAACTAGCTCAACAAAACTAACAGTAGGAGGTGCTTCTACATCATCTACAAGGCTAGGAACTAGCTACAGCGTTAGTGGTTCTGGTGTTGATACAACTTATACACCAACAGGAGGTAGTGCTGTTTCAGATGGTATAGGCGCATTAACAATATCTAGCGGTGTTGGTTCAATACCAGCATTAGAAGCCACTCAAAAAACAGCAGGTAATAGCTTTAGTTTTTCACAATCATTTAATCAGGCAGATGCCATACCTAGTTCAGCAGTAACTACTGGTGCTGCTCCTAATTTTTCAGATGTAACCAGTATTGCAGGTGGTACAGCAGGTGATTTAGCAGGTACGATTACTTCAGCAGGGGCAATAACACTTACAGCAGGTGGGCATAATACTGAGGCATTAGGACAAGTTACATCTACATTAATAGTCGACTAGCTATAGCTATGTATAGGTTTATATTGCTGCTAAGTTTTTTTAGCGTACCTGTATATGCTCAAAGTGTAATTCCTAATTTTCAACAGGGAGTATTAACGCAAAGATCAGAAACTAAATCTACAACAGTTGAGGACATAAAAAGTTTTGATATACGAAATGGCTACCAACTAACAATCGGCGGTGAGAATGTAGAAAGCTCTACAGGTAATTTAGCCCCTGCTGGTTGGACAAAACTAGATACAACTGTACAGGGTGTAGGTACTACTTATGTTTCTCCTAATTTAGATAATAAACCTACTTTTTCTATAGTAAATGAAGGCCAAAGTTTTCAATATTTTGAGACTTTAGAAACACCTGGTATTACAAACTACACCCATATACAACGCACTACTCAAATAGAAAATGTAACTGATACGCTATCTACCTTTAGTCAATGAAAAGATATTTATGTTTACTACTTTTACTTAATAACCCTGTTTTTGCTAATTCTGTTAACACGACCAGTAATTCTAGTGGTTCAGTCGTCAACCAAGCGGTGCAAGTCGTACCGTCAAGGCAGTTTCAGTACCAAATGAACACTATTACTTGTCAAGGTGCAACATTAAATATTTCTCCTTTTGTGTCTACTACATACGGATTTGCAACACCTTATGAATCACATTTTGATAGGCCAGTATATTCAAGGCGTGATATAGAAGGAAACTTTGATGACGAAAACCAACCTATAGGAGATGGTGATGTAGATGCTGGTTATAGAGGTGAAATTCTTTACCACGAACAGGTAAGAACAGGACAAAAACAATCTAATGTATCTGTTAATGGTGGTATTACTGCTACTTTTTCTATACCACTAGATAGAACAGCTATAAAAGAATGCAGAAAAGCTATGGTTAAGCAAAATGAATTATATGAAGCATCACTAGCTGCAAAGCGTTTAAACTTCGAAATGAGTAGAGCAAAGACCTGTATAGATAATTTAAAACAAGGTATAAGGTTTAAAGAAGGCACAGAGATGGCAAAAATATGTGCAGATGTAGAACTAATAACACCACCTAATGTAGAGCATACTCATAAAATTAAGTAAGTTTTGACTTAATTGGTTTTTTCCCTTTAAATTTAGTTCCTTTTTTACCAAATAATTTTTTTATCCTTCCAATAATTTGTTTGAATAAAGGCTTTAAAATTCTATTTAATAATGGTGTTAAAGTTGCTGCGGTTGTAGCTACTATGGTTACTGCAAAAGTTGTTGATACTGTATTTATAGATGGTAAATATTTTTCTACTGCTGTTGTAGGTTCCCATTGTATTACACATTCTTTTGTTTCTTCTACCCATACAAACCCAGTTACTTTTTCTGTACCTTTTGAATTTAAATCTCCAATTCTAGGATTATTTTTTTTAGGATCAGGACATTCTACTTTATTCTCTTTTGGTATTTTTGGTACTTCTGGCTCTTCTACATCAGTTTTAGGTGGCTCTACGTTTGTAGGTGGTTTTGCTTCTTCTACAAGTAATATTTTTTTCTTGTCATACTGCAAAGGTACATAAGAAGGTAATGGACAAACAAACCTGTTACCGTTTGGATCATCTACAAATAACTGATTATTTTTTGTACCATCATTTCTAAGGGTTACACAAGGCATTGAAAGTGTTGGTGGTAATGTTCTTGTTATATGCCTTGTATTAGGTAAAGATTGCTCTACAGGTATATTTATTATTGGTATTCGTGGTATTGCTGAACTAGGTATTGTATCTATTTCTGGCATCAGATACTAAGCTTTGTTTCTGGCTTTGTAGGTAATGCAGGTTGTGTAAATTTAGGAAGCTCTTTATTTATTAAATTAGGCATATTGCTTTTCAATTCATCCATTATTTGTTTTTTTATTTTTTCCTGTCCTTTTGGACTTGTTATGTACTTATAACCAAAGTAAACTGTAGTAATAGAGCCTAGTGTTAACACAAATGTAATACAGGCAATAGTATTAATTATTTTCTGCATGATAAAAGAGGCATTTTTAAAAGCATTAGTACCTGTTACTATTATAACTTTTGTAGCTTTATGTGCTATTGCTCCTTTATATGTGACAATGGGAATGATGACAAGGCAATTAAATCAGGATAAGGTTAATTAAGACCAAGGAACGCCAGTAGTTTTAGTAGGAGTTTTAGATTCTGTTATCTGTGCAGCAATAGATGTTTCTATTCTTGTAACTTCATCAGAACCTAAAGCTGCTTTAGCCCATGCAACGGCATTATCTTTTGTAATATCCTTATAAGCAGTAAATGATTTAGAGTCAGCTTCCGCAAGCCCTATAGCACCATAAGCAGATCCAGAATGGATTACGTCACTAACAGTTTCAGAGTCGCTTGCAGTCCAATGGACAGTAGTAACAACATCAGATAAACTTCCTACAGTTTTTGTTGCATCTAAAGAAACAACATTCCAAATAACAGCCATGATAATAATTAATTAGGGTTTATAAGTTAAGCAGTTTGCTCAACAGGTTCTAATATTTCTTTAAGAGTTTTTATTGCACCTTGATCTTCTATTAAAGGTTGTTGTAAAGCTCTTAAGTTTTCTTGTAATTTTGCAATTTGCTGTTCTATTTGTTGTGCTTGAGCAACATTCATATTAAAGCGTTCTTGCACTTCATTTAGTTTTTCCTCAGGTGTAGGCATAATAATTGAATTTTTACTAATTTTACTAAGCTGCTTCTAATGCTGCAACTTTGGTTTCCAACACCTCAATTTTTGAAATAGCTTCTTGTAATGCTGCTGTTAGTAAAGGTGTTATTCTTCCATAATCCATTACTTGATATAGTGGTTCGCCTTTCTTTGCCTCTTCTGTATCTTCAGTTGCCACAGCATCTTTTGTTCCTGTTACGGCTTCTGGAACTGCGGTTACTTCATGCGCCAAAAATCCATCAACCGTCTTGCTTGGTTCATTTTTAAAATTAAATCTTGATGGTTTTAATGTTTTTAATCTTGTTATTCCGTCAGATATTAAAACTACATTTTCTTTTAATCTATAATCAGAACTTGTATTATAAGCTGTAGCACTAGAAGTAACAGAAATACTACCAACATTACTAGCATCTTTCCTAAATAAAAATAGCCCTCCATCACTATCTGATCTTCTACCAACATAAGCATATTCACTTGACCGAGTAGAATGAACACTCCCAACTTCAAGTAACCTTATACCTGTACTAGCATTTGAGTCAGTAGTCGTACAGCTAACTAAAACGTTCCCAGACGAATCTACACGAAAACGCTCATCTCCAGCTGTTTCGATTGTAACTGTATCAGCAGAAGGAAATCTTATTGCAGTATCTGTATCTCCAGTATGCCTAATTTGATCTACTACAAACAAATCTGAATCTGCAAATAATGGCCCAGATACAATCGTATCGCCTCCATCAGGATTAAATTTTAAACTTACTTTTTGTGCTGAATCATTTGCTCTAACACCTTGAAAAGTAACACCACCATTACTTGCTACAGTCCCTATTTTTAAAGAATTGTTTGAGGTAACATTATTTCCAGAAAATAGGTCAGCCCTATAAGAATTAGGAGTAAAATCATTTCTAACTACAAATGGAAATTGAAGGCCATTAGTTGGTGTAATAATCTGACAATTTCCAGCCACTTCGAGTTTATAACTAGGATTTGTTACCCCGATCCCACAGTTTCCACCAGATTTTAGACGCATTTTTTCATTACCGCCTACTGAAAATCTTAAATCATCTCCATCTGCTCCTACAAGAACATCATTAGTACTTCCAGAATCTTTAAAAACCATGTGAGCATACCGGTCACCGCTTTCAAGTCTTAACAGTTCATTATTTGATGCGTGTTTAACGTGGAGAGCACAAGCCATTGAATCAGTTCCAATACCCACCCTTCCAGACGTATCTATACGCATTTTCTCACTTGACTCTACACCAAAAACAAGATCTCTAGCACTTGCGTTGCTATAAATGTGCATCGCATCATCGTTTAAAGCAATCGCACCTGTATATCCATTGCCTCTAAATCTTACTTGTCCAGAAGCACTAGAATCCATAGAAATATCAGTTCCAGTATTACAACGAATAGATCCTTCTACATCTAATTTTTCTGTAGGACTTGTTGTACCTATACCACAATTGCCATTACCTTTAATTACTAATTTAGTGGTTCCACCACTTCTAAAGTTCATAACACCATCAGCGACAGTACTGTTATGTAGATAACTAACAGCACCAGCATTAGTACTACCAGTTCTAAAATAAAGCCCTCCATCAGTAGTATCAGGGGTTGTTAATGTTATTTCTGAAGCACCACTACCATTTGTTACAGTTAAGTTTGATCCAGTAAAAGTTAAATTAGCTTCACCTTGTAAACTATTGGCATTTCCAGTTGCGGTTAGTAATCTATTGTTTGTATTTCCAGAAACAAAGTCTTCAATTTTAGTTTTAGCTATCGCTGCACTTGCGTTAACGTCAGCGTTGACTATATCTAAAGATGCTAAATTTGATTTTGTTATTGCTGTACCATTCCATACACCCGAAGTAATAGTACCAACAGATGTTAATGAACTATTAACAACAGAATTTCCTAAAGTAGTTGCATTTAAAACAGAAACATTATTAATCCGATAAGCATAAGTAGAAGCTGCGTTTATATTTTGGTTAAAATCCCAAGAATCGTTTGCATTACTCCATGTAATAGTCTTGTCGGATGCAGCCTTTAAAGTAATACCCCCTCCATCGGCAGTAGTGTCTGAAGGACTAGAAACCTTGCCTATTTCTATGTTTTTATCTTCTACAGTAAGTGTTGTTGTATCTATGGTGGTTGTAGTTCCATTAACTGTTAGCGATCCAGAAATTGTTAAATCCCCTGTTAATAATCTATTTGTATCTGGGATAGGCAAATAATCTAATGATTGCCATGCTGTTGAACCATCACCAATTTTAAGCTTCTTAGTATCTGATTCTATACCCCATTCACCTGCTAACAAGGTAGGATTATTACTTGTCCAATTACTAGCCGTATCCCTTCTTTGCTTTTGTAAAGCATTTAATGTAATTGTCATATCTAAACAGAAGTACCTGCATCTATTATATTGTCTCTTGTTGGTGATGCGCTACTTGTTAAGGCATCTAATATATATGTTCTAGCTGTTGTTGAAGAATCGCCAGCATTATATAATAAATCACCTATATCTACAGGTACGGTAACTAATTCTATTTCTACATTCCATTTGCTAGTAATACCATCAGAAATAGTTGGGGCTGTTGCATATAACCAGGCGAAATCACTAACTAACGGAACAGGTGGGGTTGTATAGCCAGCCCAAACTTCAGCAGATAAATAAAAAACACTAAAAGTACCATTTTGACCATCGTAATGGGTTCTTATAAGATTTACTTGTGTTTCTGTTAAGTTATCAAATGTAAGTTGTAAAGTTTGATTTATACGCCTGTTACCACGCCTAAAACCTGTTGTAGCACCACTAGAAGAAGATTGTATAGCACTAGGAAAATCACCTTGAGTATATAATCTAGTAGTAGGTGTAAGTGAAGGAAAAGTAGCCATTATAAAGGAACGCTTATAAGTTCAATAGATGTACTATACCTACTAGGTGAAGATATACTAATTTGAAATGATTGGGCGTATCTCCATTGGTAACTGCTGTTACTTACAGGTGGTGTAGAATAACCAGCCCAAACTTGACTAGATAAATCAAAAGGTACTATAGAGCCATTTTGACCGTTGTAATGTGTTAATAATGATTGTGCCTCTGTTTCTGTTAAATATTCGTATGTAATAGTTAATCTTTGTACTATTCTTTTTGTACTTAATAAAAATCTAACATTACCACCGCTTAACCCTTCATGCGTATTTTGAGCATAATCCCCATATACTAATGCCCTGGTTTCTGGTTCTAACGCTGGAAAAGTAGTCATTGTAAAACAGTAAAGGTACCAGTAGTAATTTCTAAAGATATTTCAGCTTTATCATTAGAATCTAAAGGAAAATGTGCAGCCTCTATTTTGCTAACACCATCATTATCATAAGTAATACTAGATACTTGATAATATTCTATTTCGGTTCTATCATCACCTACGCTATTTTTTCTTTGTAATTGTAATTTTATAATATTTGTAGGAATTAGAGTTGTTGTTAAAAGTGGTGTTGAAAAACTTATATTATGCGTACTATGTTTACGTCTTGCTAGTTCATATTTTGCATAGAGTATTGCATGATTTACATCAGCACAGAAGTCACTCATGTCAAATTGTTCTGTAGGTGAATCTAAAGCACTACTAGTAAATCTAACACTAACTGTTTTTCTTCTTGCTACTGCTGTTGTTACGCATTCTGTATAAATACAATTAGCTATAAAATCTCTTCTTTCTTCTACACTTAGATAACTTTTAGCAAATGAACCTTGAATAATATTGGCTTCTGTAAATGTCATTGTAGGTGTTAAGGCAGTTGTATCTATTTGATTACTTCCATTTATAGGTAGTATTGAGGCAAATTGATATTTACCACCTACAGATAAAAAAGAAAGAAAATAATATGGTGATGTTTTTGTAATAAAATCAACAATATTAACAGCTTTTGAAATTATGCCATTAAAAAACATACTGTTATTTGTACAAAATGTAGATAAACTTTGCAGGTTAGAAAGTTCAACAGGTGCAACAATAGTAGCCGTATTATTACCATCAATTTTTTTATATAGCTTAAATAAGTGCATTGCTAAATCTATAAATTGATTACTTGCCCCCTGCGTATAACTAGAGCCAGATAAACCAGCACTAAATAAATCTACTTTTACACCCTGTTCATAAAAAATATATAGTTGTTTTGTAGAAGTAGGAAAAGTACCAGCAGAAGGAATATCAAATAAATTTCCCGATGTAGCTAAAAAAGTGATATCTGCATAAGATGAGTTATTGTTTGATGTGTTTTGTATAACTTCATCTGTACCAATAATATGCTCAGTTTGTACGCCATCTAATGTTCCAGTACTCGCAGGGTTACTTGGTTGTGCTTGATTATCAACTGATACAAAAGTATATTTAAAAATAAATTTAGTTCTACCGCTACTAACTGCATTAAGAGCGTTTAAGTCAGATTGAGAATAATCACCCGCAGCAACAGTAGTTGCATTTATAGGTGGTAATAGTTGACCGCTATTATCTGCGACAAAATCATCTATAGTACCAACTGTTTTACCTCCTAAAAATGCTCCACCACTTGAATATCTTTGATTAAAACCAAAATTCATATCAGAAGCACCAATATAGGTTTGATATGCAGTTGTCACATTGTCACCTGTTTCAGCATCAAAAACCTGTAAACTCATAACAAAAGTAGTGTTTGATGTATCACCTGTTCCAAAAGTTTTAATTCTAGTATTAGAATATTCTGTCCCGAAATCAGACTCATTTTCTAAATAACTTCCAGAAGAAGGCTTAAATAATTCTGTTAAATATGTATAAATATCATTACCACAAAATAGACCAGCACTAGATATAGGACATGAATTAGGTGAAGATGCTAATGATGCTGCTGTACTATAAATATGACTTAAAGTAACTGAAGTATCATCTAAAAAAGGTAATTTAACAAGCCCAGTAAATGCTTTAGATTTTAAAGGAGTACTTACTATTTCACCCTGTGATATAACAAATAATAACTTTTGAACAAAACTAGATGTACCTGCCTTTATTAGGCTTGGTTGCATCCATACACCACCAATATTATTAGCTCTTTTACCAAAAACAATAGGGACAGTTTCACCTGTAGTTGCTATTTTTTGTGAAACATCTAAATCACTATTAGGCTTTTTAAAGTTTTCTAAACTTTCATCTAAAATCTGTGCATCTTGCCCTACTTTTGACTTTCTTTGTACATCTGCTGTATAAAGAGGCCTTCCAGCTAATTTGCTACCTCTATAATTTCTTAATCCACCTCCTACACCTTGACTTCTAACCATTATTCATTCTCCTTAGACATTATGTAGGGTAATATTTCTGCTGGTACTACAAATGTAGCAAATTTAATTTCTTTAATTTTTTTTGTGCCAGTTAAAACTGTATTATCAGATAGTTTATATATTCTTTTATTATCTACTAAACGCCCTGTTACATCTGTAACTTCTGTATCATCTTCTAATACAGCTTTTATATTTATAGCAAAAACTTTATTATTCATGTTGCAACAAACCTTCCCATTAAATCGCTGCTAATACGTCTTGAAGGTACTTGTGCTTTTTGTTTTGATATTGCAGGGCTAACTGTCCATGTAACAGTAGTATCATTAACAGAAGCATTATCTATAGTACCAGTAAATCTACATACAAGACTTGCAGAATTACTAAATGATTCTTGACCTATAGATTGAATATATAAAGATGCTATTACAAGACGATCACCGCCAATAGCTGTGTCTGTAAGGTCAATAATGCTTGCTGTTGCGGCTAAATTTATAGTTAAATCACTAATACTTGCAGCTTCAGCAGAAGCAAAACCACTAGCATCAAAAGCTAAATATGTAAAATTAAATGATTGATCTATTGCTGAATCTGCTGTTAAATTTTGCGCTGATTGATAAAAATTTTGATAAGCATTTGTAGGTAATCTTTTACCACTACCATCTAAGACGCTTGATTTATCAGCATAATATTCTAAAAAAGTTAATATATCGTAATTAGCCATTTATGTTAACCCTAAAGACCTTCTAGTTAATAAATCTGATTGCAATAAATTTAACGTTTGATCTATACCACTTTGAACAGCAGAAGATAAATCATTAGTGGTTATAAAATTAGTACCATCCATTTGTGTAACTGCACCAGTTGTTATGTTTACATTTGGTCTAGTTATAAAACCACCTTCTGCAAATCTTGGTATTGCTGCACTACCTCTCATGCCAGATAAATAATTTTTTGAGAATTGTGCAGCTTTTCTTGCAGGGACTACATATTCACTACCAGCTTCCCCTGCATAAATTAACTGTGGACTAGAAACAACACCACCTGCAGCCATGCCAGGAGGAGTGCCGTTATTTTCATTGTTTTTATTATTTTTTCTACGCCTTCTAAATTTATTTAATAACGCTAATGCTCTTTTTATAAATGATATAAAAGTTCTTATTGGTGCGGTAGCTGCACTTATAGCACTTTTAACAGCGTTAGGTATTGCTTTAAAAGCTTCTTTTATACGACTTACTACGTTAGTTAATACTTCAGCAACTTTAATTGGAAAACCAACAAAAGGAAATAATATAATTTGACCAATTGCTTTAAAAACTGCACCTATTTGATCTCTAAATTTGTAAATTAAAACCCCAATTCCAATTATTGCTAAAGGTATTGCACCACCTGCTAATAAAGGAGCAAAGAAACCAACAACAGCACCTATAGCTGTACCTAATGCACCTAAGCCTGTAACAATCAAACCTAAAGCAGGTGCAATAATAACTAAACCTGCCGCCAATGCTGTAACACCTGCAATTATTGTCTGTAAAGGTGCAGGTAAATTTGCAAACTTTTCTAAAATACTTGTTAAAAAATTTACAAACGGTGTGAATGCAGGTAATAATTTAGTTCCAATTAAAGTAGAAAAATTCTCCATAGCTTTGTTATATAACTTAAATGAGTCAGGTGGTGGAACATCCATTTCTCTTAATTTACGCATAGCTTTAATAATTACATCTGTTGTAAGTACGCCATCACTACTTAATTGCTTTAATTCACTTACGTTAACACCCATGACATCAGCTACAGCCTGACCAATGGCTGGTAATCTTTCCATAATTGACCTAAATTCATCACCCTGTAAAACACCACTTCCTAATGCCTGACTAAGTTGCAACATAGCCCCTTCAGTATCAGCAGTTGATAAATTCATTTTTAACGCTGCATTATTTAAACCTAAATATGTATCTTTTATTTGGTCTAAAGATATACCCATTGGGCGTAATCTACCAAAAAGATCTGCAACCCCTCTACTCGCTTTTTGTTGACCTATACCAAATCTATTAGCAGCTTCATCAACAAATTTTAAAACTTGTTCATGTTCGTTATATTCTTCAGTTAGTATCTTTAAAGTTTTTTGTGTCCTTTGCATATCAATCCCTGCTTTTACAAAACCAGTAACAGCAGCAGTAGCACCAATAGAACCTAATACGCCCATTAAACTACTACCAGCATTTTTCAATTTATTGAATGCGGCTGCTGTTTTGTTTGATTGTTTTTCTGTTTTATTTAAACCTTTATTTAATCCGTTTATAGAGTCTTGTCCTGTTACCTTTGCTTTAATTGTATATGTGGTTGCTAAATCCATTATTTATTATCTTTGTTTAATGTTTCTACTATTTTAGCCTCTAATACCTGTAAGTCAGCAAGTATTTC